CGACACCCTGGCCGGCGAGTTGAGAGACGGCGACCACGGCTTGCTGTGTAAGGAGTCGCTGGACGAGTTGTACTCGTTCGTGATCCACGAAGACGGCTCCTACGGCGCCCAGGTGGGCCAGTACGACGACCGGGTGATGTCCCGCGCCATTGCCGGTGAAATGCTCTATGCGCAGGGCTACGGGCGCCACAGAGAGCGCCATCCGAAGGAGGACAAGGCAGCGTGATCACTCCCATCGACCTCAATCCGGACAACTTGGAACGCCATTTCGAGCGGGACGATTCCGACGACAAGCAGTCGGGTCCGGCCGATGCGCTGGGCTCGCTGCTGGCCTCGCGTTGGAACGAGTGGTCCGTTGCGCGCCGGGAGAAAGAGGAAGAATGGCTTTACTGCCTGCGGGCGTTCAACAGCCAGCCGGAGACCGATCGAAAGCCGGTCTCGGAACTGCATGGCCACATCTACTACGGCATCACGCGCACGAAGGTCATCAGCGCTTACGCGCGCATCGTGGACCTCATGTTCCAGCCTTCGGACGCGCATTGGGGCATCGAGCCCACGCCGATTCCGCAATTGGACGAGTCGCTACGGTTGCAGATCAAGCAACGCTTGCTGATCAACACGCCCGACATGGCGTTCCTGACGCCAGAAATGCGTAATGAATTCATAGCCTTAACTGTCGCGGCCGAGAAAAAGGAGATCACCGAGGAAGCGCACCGCCGCGCCGATGCGATGACGACCGAAATGGAAGACCATCTGCTCGAAATGCGGTACGAGGACGCCGCCAAGTGGGCGATCTTCGAGGGTTGTCTGTTCGGCACGGGCGCGCTGAAAGGCGTGGTCCCAGGAGTCAAAGTCGAACAGCAGTGGCAGCAGACGGTGATGGGGTACGACCTGGTCAGCGTCGAGAAGCCCGCGCCGAAGCTCTCGCAAGTGTCGGTGTTCGACCTCTATCCGGATCCCTACGCGATTCGCTCCGAGGATGCGACCGGCGTGTTTGAGCGACACGTCTTGAATCGTCGCCAGTTCGCCGCGCTGAAGGACGATCCCGCTTTCGACTCCGACGTGATCGAGGAAATCTTGTCGCAGGGTGCCGGCAAGGGTACGCACACGCCGCTGTATCACGAGACGGAACGCCAGCGCATTGCGGGCGCCGGCTCCACTCAGGTCACGAACTCCGACCGCTTCGATGTCTTAGAGTACTGGGGAACGATTAGCGGATCGATGCTCGAAGCCGCTGGCGTGAAGCTGCCGGAAACGCCGGAACCGGACGACGCCGAAGACCGGTTGGAAGGCCCCGAGAAGCCCGAGAAAGAGACGGAAGACGCCGGCAGCAAGTTGTACTGGGCGAACGTTTGGACAGCCGGTGGTCGCACGTTGTTGGCCCGGCTGAGCCCGCTCAAACGGCAGCGCTGCCCCTATTCCTTCTTCCCGTTCTTCAAGTCCGGTCACTCGTTCTGGGGTGTCGGCGTGCCTTGGATGATGAAGCACTCCCAGGCGGCAGCGAACGGCCTGGTTCAGACCATGCTCGACAACGCCGCGGCAGCCAGCGGACCCCAGGCCGAAGTCTCTGTGAACATGCTCAAAGCCGGCGAGGATCCCAAGATCATCCCGTGGAAGGTCTGGCTGCGCGACTTCGGCGACCCCGCCATTCCCGCGGTGCGCTTCTATCAGCCACAACTGATCGCCAGCGAGCTGGAGGGCATGCTCGAAATGTTCCGCAAGTTCGCGGACGAGGAAACGTCGATGCCGAGTTACACGCACGGCGAGGAAATTCCGGGCCTGAACAAGACCGCGAGCGGCATGAGCATGCTCATGAGCGCGGCGAACGTCACCACGAAGGCCGTCATTAAAAATCTTGAGGACGGGCTGATCCTGCCGTGTCTGCAAAGCCTGTACGACTGGTGCATGGAGTGGTCCGACAACGAAGACGCCAAAGGCGACCAACAAGTCGACGTGCGCGGCAGTTCCGCGCTGATCGCCAAGGAAATGCAGTCCCAGCGCTTGATTCAGTTCGCGCAATTGACCGCCAACCCCGTCGATCTGCAGTTCGTGGACCGGGAAAAGCTCTTGCGCGAGATCGCGCAGAGCATGGATTTGAACCCCGACAAAATCTGGAGAGACAGTGGACAAGCCCTTGGCTTCGGCGTTGCTGGTCCTGGCGTCCCACCCGGAGTGGCCGGCCCTGTTGTCCCTGGTCAACCAGCGCCGGGCGCGGTGCCTGGAGTCGCTGGCGAGCAGTTCGGACCTCCAGACTCTCTACCGGTTGCAGGGGGAGACGACCAACTGCCAATGGCTGTTGGCGCTCAAGGATGAGGCTGAGCAAGCGCTGAAATGATTTTTCGACAGCACCCGCCGGGAGGCGACTGCACCCATGACTGACCGATTCGACAAGATGGAGGAAGAGGCCGACGCGATTCTGGCCGGGCTGAATGCGCCCGCCGAGCCCGCGGAGGACTCTACGCCCCCGCCCCCCGAGGCCGACGAAACGCCGGCCGAAACTGAAACCGTCGCCGATGAGGTCGCGGTTGAATCTGCCGACGCAGCTCCCGAAACGGAGACGGCTGTCGAGGCAACCCCGGCACAGCAGGAGGAGACGGTCCCGCTGAGCCGGTACAAGAACGCTGAAAAGCTGATGCACCAGAAAGCGCAGGAGGCCGCTGACCTCCGGCGTCGGAATGCCCAGCTTGAAGCCGAGTTGCAGCAGTTGCACGCCAAGGCTACGCAGCCGGCAAGCTCCACTCCGCAATCCGGGGACGAAGACCCCGAACTGAAGGAGTTCGCGGAGTTTTACCCGGAAATCGCCAAGCCGGTGACGAAGCAATTGCAGGCCCTGCAGGAGAAACTTACACATCAGGAAGCTTGGCTCGCGCAACAGCGCGAGTTGCAGCACCAAGCCATGCTGCAGGCGCATTGGGATGCGATTACCGCCGTACACCCCGATGCTGCCTCGTTCCGTGAGGATCCGCAGTTTGAGGCTTGGTTAGCTGAACAACCGCCGATGGTCCAGTACGCGAAGGAACACGGCAGCCCAAGCGACGTGAATTACGTGCTCTCCAGCTACAAAGCCACATTGCAACCGGCTACAGCAGCCCCGTCTCAACCGGCACAGCGCACCGACAAACTCGCACAAGCACGCCAAGCGGCGGGTCCGAGCGTCGGACGGGTGCCGGGTCAGCCAACCAAGCACATTTACACAGAAGCCGAAGTGCTGTCTTTGCCGGAAGAGGAGCTAGATAAAAACTGGCCCGAAATCCATAGGCAATATAAAGCAGGGTTGATTGTGTGAATTGACAAGCAACCAGGGTTAGGCGCGTCGTGATGACGCCCCATTCCCGTAGCCGGAGTTATTTCGATGCCTACTAGCGTATCTCGAATTGGGGCGAATCTGCCCTCGGGTAACTTCCTCCCGGAAGTATGGAGCAAGAAGCTATAATAGTTTGGCTTCGTTAAACTGGGATTGAATAACAGGAAGGCGAAAGCTGACCTGATCGAAGGGCTAAACGAGAGGAAACAGCCAAGTGGCAACGCTCTCAGACAAGTACATTGCTGGTTTTTTGGATTCAGATGGATGTATCAGCGTCAATCTGAAACAGGGAAAATACAAACCGCTTTTGCATTTGAATTTTTCACAAAAAACCGGACAGGACAAAGTGTTGAGTTTGATTCAAGACGCAATAGGTGGTGTCCAGGAAGTTAAGGAGCTGAATGGTTCAAGCTATTCTGCAATTAACCTCTCAGGATCTGCAGCAGAGAAAGCGTTAAACAGAATCAAGAAGCACTTGGTTATCAAGCGTCGTTATGCTGATGTGTGTTTAGACATGGTTATGCAGCGAACCGCGGTCGATGTTGAAACTGCGCGAGCCTACCTCAAGGCCCAGCGCAGAGAGGCATCACTGCCGTTGCCTAACTTCCCGCCAAGGAAGTGGCTGGCCGGGTACTTTGATGGTGATGGGTGCGTGACAGCAACGAGACGGGGCACGGGCTCCGCAGTGCTGGCAGTCAGCATCGCCTCATCGTCGTATGACCAGGAAGGGATCTCGATCATCGCCAAGAATTTTGGCGGCGGGGTCTACGCTCATGGGAACGAGTCGACCACACGTTTGTGGCAGATGGCGCTACCGCCGAGCAAGGCCAAAGAGTTCTTTGGCTACTTTGCGAAGCACATGATAACCAAGCGAGACCAAGCTGAATTTGTCCTGGGTTGCGCGGCTATGGGTCATTACCGTGATGGTGAAACCATAAAGGCCGTACTGAAGCAACTGAAAGCCCGCGAGCACAGACTGAGTATCCCGGACGTGAATGTGTCGGAGTTGGTGGCAACCGTGAAGGCGTCCTATTGGGCGAGTCACGGGAGATCAGAAGATGGGTGCATTGACTGCGGAACGGTAGTTAGAAAGCACTACGGATTTGGTCGTTGCCAATCCTGCTATGACAAGTCGCGTAAGCAACAGTCGGAACGACATGAATGTCGTAATGAAACGCCAAGTTCTACAAGCAAACCTGCTTGATGGACATCTGCAACACGAACTGGGAAGGCGAGATCAAGTCCCAGGGCGCCAAAGTCCAGATCCGTGTCCGGCCGACGGTCACGATTTCGGACTATTCGGTCAACGGCAAGATTGCTTATCAGGATCTGGCCGACGACAAGATCGAACTTTTGATCGATAAGGCGAAGGTCTTCGCGTTCAAGGTTGACGATATCGATGCGGCGCAGGCTGACATCAACATCATCAACGAGACCACGCAGGACGCAGCGCAGCAAATGCAGATTGCGATCGATGCCAACGTGTTGCAGTCGGTCTATGCGGATGCAACGACCACGAAGGCCTCGACGGTGGT